CCCCTTGTGGGGGGTCAGCTTGTATACATTGTATACATGTCCATTATGGCTCCGATATCCGGCTTTCGCGGGAGAGTCGGTTCAGTATGAGGGGTATTACATTGTCCTCATTATCCATTAGCGCTGGTGATATAAACCCTAAAAGTTTTAATCACACCTGGTCTGAGTCAACTAATTTCCATCGTGATGTTTATTACGATGGAGTTTATCAGTCAACTCAGAATCTCGGTTTGGCTATCACTAATTACGTATCCGATGCATTTTTCGGAAAAGTACTTAAGGATTACCATAAGCGCAAAAACGCAGGGGAACTTCTTCCTCAGACCTTATATACTAAGGTGACCAACGACATCTCGGCTGAAGGATCTCAGATCCATCAACGCGATGCTTGGGGTCATACGTGGAAATATATCACGTATGCTTCGGAAGGTTCCGGTCCCTATCTCGGCGCTACGTCAAGTGACAATAGCGTGTTTGATCGTGGACTTGTCTCTATCGCAGAGAATATTATTGAGGAGCTAGGAATAGATCCTCACTACTCTGTGCAACAGGCAGCATCCAAGCTGTATTCAAAAGGCTGGGATGCACTTACGTTTCTTGCAGAGTTTCATCTGACCGTTCGGCTTTTCCGGAACGCTTTTTCTGACTTCATCAAATTGCTTAATGCAATTTCAAATGATATCAAATTGGCGAACTGGTCGGCCAATCGGATCCTAGCTTCCAACGCAGCCAATTCTTGGTTGTCAGGAAGGTATGGATGGCGAATTCTTCTATACGATATAGAAGATATTAGTCGTCTGATTAACTCTATGGATAAGAAGGCACGTACAAGACATAGAGAGTCTGCTGGCATCGGGGGAACTCATATCTTAGATAGGAGTATCACCCGTGAATATTCTTCTGCATATGATGCATACACGGATTTATCCGAATATACCGTCAATGTTCGAGGAGTAATCGTTGCCGACTTTATGCCTTCACGAATAATACTTAATCCGGTCACGACTGCATGGGAGTTGACTACTCTCAGCTTCGTTCTGGATTGGTTTTTAAACGTGGGGCAAGCTCTTAATGCCTTGTCCTTTTTGGCACTTAACGATCGCTACACTGCTTCTCAAGGGTTTTCCGTAACTGGAAGGCGTACCGGGTCTAGAACTACGACCTGGAAGCCTACCTATTCCGGAACTACCGTTCAAGAAGTAGAGCAGAATTGGGAAGTGCTCTCAAGGAAACCCTGTTACATATCTAAAATCCCGTTGCCCAAAGTTCGCCTTGATGGTGCAAAGGTCGTTGACCTTATCGCACTAGCTTGGCAAGCTGTAGGGAAACTTATCAGGAGATAAGATATGGCTGCCATGTCGACAGCACTTACTGAGTTCGCCGATAATGGGAACTCACGCACTTATACGTATACTGGTCACACTGCGGTTGAACCGCGGCTTGTGATCCAGCGTCGTAAAATTGCAACTGGAAGCACTTCTGTTTTGGAAGACACCGTTCAGGTGTTGTCCTCGACAGAAGACGCGTTAGGAGAAATCCTTGACAGTAAGGTCTTGATGGAAGCGAAGTTGCGCCGACCAGCAAATGGAATTGCTGCAGACGTAACTGCTGTGTTGGCCGTTTTCCGTGACATAGTCGCGGGCGACGAATTTACCAATACAACGTCAACCCAAGAATGGCTAAAGTAAAACGTTTATGGAAGAAAATCAAGGATGCCTATCGGAGAATTCCGTTAGCACCCAAGGTTACTCCAGAAACGTTAGTCATTTTTGCGGAGTGGCTTGCTCGGTTGTTACGAAAGTAACAATACCTCGCACCCACTCCTGGGTTTGACTCACAACCATATAGGAGATCCAATAATGGACATCCAACAAGTAACGTACGATGTAAGTCGACATTATTTGCAAGACCGTAAGGCTACACTCCCGCTGCCTGTCTTTAACACTTTGCACGGATGGATTCGTGCTCGTGATTTCAGACAATTAGCGGCCTGTGTGACAGTCTTTGCCCCCGATGTTACAGGGGTTGAGGCGACGAGGACCTTGCACCAGATGGAGTCATTCTTTAAGAAGAATGGCGCGTTCGCTGATGCGTTAGAAACCCGATTAGCCGCTCTACTCTCTTTTGAAGAGGGCGAGGAGCTCTGTCGGGAAACTAACGAACGCTTAGATATTCATTCTCTTAAACCATCTTCTGAGATGGATTTTAAGGTTGAAATCAAGCGTATGCAGCGATACATCCAAAAGGTGCTTGGTGATCATCGCGACTTTCTCGAGCGGTTGCCCGAGTTAGTCTACGTCACGTCAGGAGCCACTGCCACACGATCACGGCGGAATGCAATACCCTTCCTCAAGATATCGAAGAAGTTGGTTTGCACTCCGGGAGCAGTACCATACCTCTCGGCCCTATCCCATTATTATGGATACGGTGAGATGTCAGTACGACTCATTACCCGAAATCGTGTCGCGTTTGTACCTAAGTCATGGAAGACCGATCGCACTATCGCTTGTGAAGCTGAAGGGAATAGTTTCCTCCAGCTCGCATTCGATAAGTATGCGAAAGGTCAACTACGAAAGTACGGGATTGACCTGTACTCTCAGACTCGAAATCAAGAGCTTGCCAAGGAGGGATCGATTTTTGACAATTTATCAACGATTGATCTCTCGATGGCATCGGATACACTCGCGTATAACACTGTTGCACTCCTCTTTCCAGGGGAGTGGTTCCAGTATTTACGCGCTGTTCGTAGTCAATATCACGAACTATATCCGGGTTCAAAGCAATCGTATCACAAGTTCTCCTCTATGGGGAACGGTGCCACTTTCGCTATTGAAACTCTTGTTTTTGCTGCTGCTTGTAGTTCTATGGTTGGTAGTACCTATTCTGTTTATGGTGATGACATCATCATTAGCAGAGATAGTACGGCCCGCCTCATTGAACTACTAGCTTTTCTTGGCTTCATTCCT